TAATAGAAGAATATTTTATACCCTGGAAAGTAAATGTTTATGTAAATGAAGTGTTGGTTGAGGAATATAATTATGATGCGAGTAATAAAAATGTAAGAATTAATTTAGATTCTACTGCGTTGGGTGATAATATTGCCTGGATTCCGTACTTAGAAGAATTTAGAAAAAAACATAATTGTAATTTATTCGCAGCTACAGGTCATAATAATTTATTTGAGTCCGAATATAAAGATATTACTTTTTTGCCTTGGGCAGTGCAAGTGCCAAATTTATATGCTACTTATAGTATAGGTTTATTTTATATAGATGATAATATTAACTATAATAAGCATCCTAGTGATTTTTATAATTTACCATTACAAAAAATTTGTAGTGATATATTAGGTTTAGAATATACAGAAATCAAACCAAAAATATTAGAAAATAAGAAACAAGTATGTTTAGGTATTTATGGAAGTGGACAATTAAAATATTGGAATAATCCACATGGATGGCAAACAGTAATAGATTGGTTAAATGATAAAGGATACGCAGTAAAGGTATTATCAAGTGAAGGGCAAAAATATAATTATTATTTAAATAATGTAACATTTCATCCAGCCGGAAATATAGAGTATGTTATAAAAGAATTAAAAGAATCTGTAGCCTTTATTGGTGTTTGTAGTGGATTATCCTGGCTTAGTTGGGCGGCAGATACAAAAACAATAATAATTGATGGTTATTCTAGTAAACTTACATTTCCTAAAAATTGCATACATATTTCCCCGCCTGCTGATAAATGCCAAGGATGTTTCCATAAATATAAATTTAATAAAGATGATTGGTATTTTTGTCCAGAACACAAAGGCACTGATAGACAATTTGAATGCACTAAAAGTATAACTGCTAATATGGTAATAGATAAATTAAAAGAAATACTATAATGAATAACGAAAATTTAAGAATAGTTAAATTAGTTAATGGAGAAGATATAGTATGCGAGCTTATGAAAACAACTGAAAATGTTTCTATCTCTATTGCTCACTCAGTATTATTACATCAAGTAAAAATACCTATAGGTAGAACTATGGTTGAATCATATGTACTATCAGCTTGGTTGCCTCTATCAATAGAAGAACCTATAGATATAGATATTCGTAATATAGTTGTATTGAGTAAACCAAAAGAATCGCTTTCTGATAATTATACTAAATTTATAGAAACGTTGGCTGAGGAAAAAAAGGAAATTGAAAATGATTCGAGTAATGAAAAAAGCGAAACAGATATAAAAGATTTAATAGATAGATTGATTAACAACACTGAAAATGAAGACCAAAATGACAACATCCTCACTAGACATACAAGAAGTGGAAAAACTATCAACTGAGATAGTAAAGAAAATTCCGACCTCTTCTCATTATGTAGATAATAAAAAGTTTCTACAGGCGCTAATTGATTACAAAAAAAGTGTAGATGAAGCTAAAGAGCGGGGTGAGGAAAATCCTATAGTGCCAAACTATATAGGCGAATGTTTTATTAAAATATCTACACATTTATCATATAAATCTAATTTTATTAATTATACATTTAAAGATGATATGATATCTGATGGTATAGAAAATTGTTTAACAGCAGTTGCTAAATTTGATCCTACTAAATCATCTAATCCGTTTGCATATTATACTCAAATTATTTACTTTGCATTCTTAAGAAGAATTGCTAAAGAAAAGAAACAACAGGCAACTAAATATAGATTAATTGAGAATATGGACATTGATTCTATTATTCTTCAAGAGCATGATAGTGGAGATTTTAATAACCAATTTGTAGATTACTTAAAACGGCAAATGGATAATATAGATATAGATAAACGGTTAATATCTATGCCCAAAAAGGTTAAAATAATTTCGGAAGATGACTCAAATCCGCTTGATCTTGACACCTAAATACTATATAATATATTATTAATTTACTGAGGTTATGATGGCAAAACTTAAAGTGTCGGAATTATTTTATTCTATTCAAGGCGAAGGTCGCTATATGGGCGTACCTAGTGTGTTTTTAAGAACATTTGGGTGTAACTTTACTTGTGATGGGTTTGGTATGCCTAAAAGAGAAAAGAGCAATGAACGAAAAGAAATCGCAATTGTTGCACATATGTATAACAACTATAATGAATTGCCTCTTGTTCATACGGGGTGCGATAGTTATGCTTCGTGGGATCCTGATTTTAAGCATCTTTCTCCTGTACTCAATACTGATAATATTACCAATACTATTATGGACATTCTTCCTCACAAAAAATGGGAAGACGAACATCTTGTAATTACAGGTGGCGAGCCTTTATTGGGTTGGCAAAGATCATACCCAGATCTTTTAAGTCATCCTAATATGAATGGATTGAAAGAATTGACATTTGAGACAAATGGTACACAACCATTGACTCAAGAATTTAGACACTATCTTTTGGATTGGTCATTAAATCCAAGATGGGGTAGAAAGTCTTATAACAGTTTAACATTCTCTGTATCACCTAAACTATCAGTATCGGGTGAAAAATGGGAAGATGCTATTAGACCAGAAATTGTTGCTGACTATGATTTTGCAGGTTATACATATTTGAAATTTGTAGTAGCAACTAAAGAAGATGCAGAAGAAGCTGAGCAAGCGGTAAACGAGTATCGCAAAGCAGGCTTTAAAGGTCCTGTTTATCTAATGCCATTGGGCGGAACAACAGACCTATATTCTTTAAATAATAAGAATGTTGCAGAATTAGCAATGAAACGGGGTTGGAGATACTCTGATAGATTACAAATCCCATTGTTTAAAAACGCATGGGGAACTTAACTAATATCCGCTTAAGGAAGGATTAAAATGTCATTCAATAAAACAAAAACAGACTCAGCATTAGGTCTAGCAGTTCATGCCTACCTACTTAAAATGGGAGTGGAAACTCCCATGACCGATGATCCATTCATTAAAGAATATGACAGATCATTAAAAATTGATATTATCACAAATCAATTTGCAGAAATTATGAGAACATTGGGATTAGATTTATCAGATGATAGTCTAATGGACACACCTAAGCGTGTCGCGAAAATGTATGTTAACGAAATTTTCTGGGGATTGGATTATAATTCATTTCCAAAATGTACAACTGTTGACAACAAAATGAAGTATAATGAAATGGTTGTAGAACGTAATGTTAATGTACAATCTAATTGTGAGCATCACTTTGTAGTTATAGATGGATTAGCAACAGTTGCATATGTTCCAAAAGACAAAGTACTTGGTCTAAGTAAAATTAATCGTATTGTAGAATATTTTAGCAAAAGGCCACAGATACAAGAAAGACTAACAGAACAAATCTTTCACACATTACAATTTATTCTTGATACAGAAGATGTTGCAGTTATGATTGATGCACAACATTACTGTGTTAAATCACGTGGTGTTGAAGATACAGGTAGTTCAACTGTAACTACAAGACTTGGTGGTGGATTTAAAAATGATCCAGCTGTCAGAAATGAATTTTATCAAATTGCGAGAGCCGGATGCAAGAATTAATGCCATTGTTAATATCATCTGGGCTACTTGTAGTTTGTTTGATAATAATGAGTATAATAATAGACGACAGGTCTAACTGTACATACGAATGTTATCAAGGTCGTAAATGCAATTGCAAATAAAATTTTTATGTTAATATTTAAATGAAAAAAACCATTGCCTTATTTATTGCTGATCCTAAGTGTTCTGTTCAAAGCGGCAATGGTATGATAAAAGCGCTAGGTAAACATTTTAATTTTAAACTATTTAGTAAAAATGAGGTAGAAGATGGGTTTTTTAGTGATGTTGATCTTGTGGCCGTGCCTGGTGGTTTTGGTGACGCAAATAGTTTTAATACACTTTTCAAATTTAACGGCAACAATATACAAAATTATGTCAATAATGGCGGTCGCTATCTTGGTATTTGTATGGGTGCTTATTGGGCTTCGCATCTTTATTTAGACTTATTGACAGATATAAAAGCTGTTCAATATTTAAAAAGACCAAATACTGATACAAAAAGACCCCATGCTAAAAATATAAGTATTAATTGGAAAAAAGAATCAATGAATATGTTTTGGTATGATGGTTGCGCGTTTATAGGTAATGGTAAAAAAGAAGTTATTGCAACCTATGCTAATGGTGATGCCATGGCTATTATACAAAATAGAATAGGATTAATTGGTTGTCATCCTGAAAGTGAACAATTTTGGTATGATGGTTATAGTTGGATGAAGAATAAATATCATAATGGTGCACACCATAAAATATTATTAGAATTTGTAAATGAATTAATGGAAAGATAAAATGGCAGTACACGTAATGGTCGATTTAGAAACAATGTCCACAAGAGCAGATGCAGCTATTTGTTCTATAGGTGCTGTTAAATTTGAAGGAACTAAAATTCTTGATAAATTCTATTGTACTATTGATATTAAAACTTGTAAAGAAGCAGGGTTAAGAATATCTAAAGAAACAGTTAAATGGTGGTCCGAACAAAATAAAGAAGCATTCAGAGAATTAACTAGAAACAATATTTCATTAGATGATGCGTTAGATAAATTTGCAGAATGGTTTGGTCCTAAAAGTCTTCAAATATGGGGTAATGGTGCAGTATTTGATAATACAATTTTAGCAAATGCTTATTTTGCTACAGGCAGAGAACCACCATGGAAATGCTGGGATGATAGATGTTATCGTACGGTAAAAAATCTATTTAATTGGATTCCTGCAGATAAACGAGAAGGTACATATCATAATGCTTTAGATGATGCTATGTATCAAACAAAACACTTAATTAAAATACTCGGTGAATGATTTAAAAAATATTATTCTATTAGTAGGATTGGGGGCATTTTTAATTGTAGAAATATCCTTAATAATATTAATAATAGGTGCGATATTATACTCAATAATTATATGAATATATACAAAAAACGAATTGCCTTCTGTATTAGTGACCAACATTTAGTCCCGCATGGTGGTATTGGACAATTTGCCAAAGGCTTTACTGAAATGGCAAAGAATTTAAATTGGAAAGTAGATATTATTTCCGATAAAGCACAATCAAATGAATTTGCAAATTTGGTGCAATCATTGGGTGCTAATTTAATATCCCCTGATACCCCAATGTCATATTCCAATCATACTGGAACATTTGCATTTACTGATTCAATCAATTTTGAGAAGATGCTTAATTTTA